GGCTATTCCGCTGCATCGGCCTTCACCGCGCGTGAGCCGGTCGGGGTAAGTGGAGAGCTTGAGGTGGATAGTTCGGCTGCCGGTAATAGCGACTTTATCGGGGTTGCACTCTACGATGTAGCTTCCGGTGAAGAGATCGCAGTCGGTGGGGACGATTGTGAGGTCCGGATTGAAGTGAGTGAATCCGTCTCCCCCGGTGATGAACTAGTCCCCGATGGAGCGGGGGCCTTTGAAACGGTGGCTACGTCAAGCGCCTCTACGGGCGTGGCAATCGCACAGACCAACGGCTCTGCCGGTGGGCTTTGTGAAGCGTATATCTTTGCGGTTGGAGGGACCAAAGCATGAGCGTTACCCAAGCACGAAAGCGACTGCATAGCTACGGAGACTCTGGCAATTGGCGATTTAAAGCGTTGCTTGATGCGGCGCTTCCCGCTAGTCCGGTGAGTGCGGAGGACGTTGCCAAGGCGTGGCCAAAGGCGAAGAAGGGCGACTACGCGTTTATCCAGAACCACGCGGATCGGACGCTTGAAAGTGAGATGAACCGGACTGCCCGTGCCGATGCAGGCACGGAGCGGCACCGGATTCTGAAGGATTACGCGCTTGGTGCGGATAACCTCCCGAAGGCGCTTGCCGCAGACAAACACCTCACGGACAACGGCGACTCTATTGAAGCGCGGCTGGATAGCGCGATCCCGAAGATGCTCTTTGCCGCTTCGGACCGCGAAGAGCTTGATACGCTCTTTCGTGAGCAACTCCTTGAGGTCATTCAGGAGGGGCGTGAGCTTCGGAAGGTCGCACGGGATGCGTCCAACGTAATCAACGCGGATACCCGCCGTGGGGACGCGCCGGTTGCATCCGATGAACAGTTTGCTCCGCCCGTTGCACAGGGTGGCGAGATTCGAGACGACCGGGAACAGTACGACACGATTGCGTGGAACTGTGAGAAGTTCGGTGAGGGTGCCCGTGTCACCGATGAGGCGATGGACCAAGCGATGGTTGACCTCATTGAGCGTAACATTCAGTTCGTGGGTGCCTCTGTCGAGAACGCCATTAACCGGCGCTTCCTCACTACGCTTGTTGACAACGCAAATGGCAACCACGATACCGAAGGCTCGGATCAGGGCTATTCGGGCCTGAACGCGGCTATCACTGAGGTTGATAAGGAGGACTTCACTCCCGATACGTACGTTACCCATCCAGAATATCGGCAGGTTCTCTTTGATGATACCAACCTTGCCTTCGCCAACCGCGCGGGGAGTAACGAGGTCCTTCGGCAGCGTGAGGACGCCCCGATTGTCGGGAATCTCCTTGGCCTTGATATGCACGCGGCTGCATCCGGTCAGACCTACGATGATGGGTCTGATATCGGCTACGACGGCGGAGAGAACACGTGGGGCTTCGATGCAGATGGCGAACTTGGAGCCGTGGTCTACGATAGAAACCATATCCACACCGTTCTCTACGCCCCGAACGGGCAGGACGTGGAGGTCAAAGACTACGAAGACCCGATTCGGGACCTTCAGGGCGTCAATGCCCGCGTTCACGTGGACGTGATTTATTCACAGGAGCGCGCTGCGTCCACGATCGAATTCTAGGGCGTCCTAACCCACTTCTTTTTTGCCTACTCCGCGTAGCCACGGGTATGAGTAGATACAGCAATCGGACCCTCACCCGTGACCTCCCAACCACACAGTTGTTCTTGGATCGGTATTTCAGCACTGGGGTGTATTATCCAAGCATCAACTCCGGCACCCAGAAGCGTCTCTTGCTCAGTAATCCAGCGGAGTCGGGGGTTGTCCTCTTAGTCGTTGAACCCACCGTGCGTTCAAGCGGGGAAGTCAGAATTGACAAACACAAGAACGTGAGCATAGACACGACAGGCGATGCACCCCCGACCGGAATCACCAGCAAATCCAGTCCGGAAATAAGTAGTATCGCAGATGTGCAACTCGGAGGGGATACCGAAACGGGTGCGTTTAGTGATGGATTGGCGTTCAGTCCGAAAACCGAAGGCGGTGGGGGTGGGCGAGGCACACCGGGAAGCGCAGGCGAAAGTGGAATCACGAACCTCATCTACCCCGGAGGCAATCTCGTCCTTTCGGCTACGGCAGTCGGGAACAATCGCACGATTAGCATTGATATGGACTTTATTGAATATCCTGAAGAGAATCTACCGTGAACGGAATGTTTAGGTGGCTTCCTCACGTGTGAGTAATCGGTGGGAGAGTAGTTGCTGCCCCGTTGGGCGGGTCGCTCAACGGGTTCCGTAATCTACTGAGCGACAGGTATAGCGACCCACATCTTTTTATCGTTTAGCCCGTATATCGGGCGAATGCCATTTGCACGCTCTCCCGGTCTGAAAAAAGCAAGTGAACGTTGGCACAAGAATCGTATCCGTGCCCGACGCACCGGCTTCAATCTGAATGACTTTAGCGATGAAGAAATCGTGAAGTATGACCTTGAAACCGCACGCATCACCGGGAGCGACAATCCCCGGAGCTTCCGACTCAATCCAGACATTGACATTCTGGATGTGGGTGGCATCGATGTCCGGACCCTCCACAACCGATAATGACACAGATATTCCCAAGCATCCTGCCCGATGGAGAACCATTCGTTGATGACTCTTACAGTCGAGCGGAGTTAGAACGTATGGAGTGGGATGAAATCCGGAGTATAGCAGCCACGGTAGAAAGTGACGAAATCAACGGCCAAAGCGACAGAGAACAGATGGAAACCTATCTTGAGGGACACACGCGCGTATGAATCTCTCCTTAGTGGATGAAACGGCGGTGGACACAGGTGATGGACACCTGATTATGACACCGGAAGCGTTCGACAACATTGATCCACAATTCAGGAGACGGCTTGCGGCAGCGGCTAACACGGATGAAATCAATGGGAAAAGTACGGCCTTGGAGATGAAATATTATTTCTGTCGGCAAAGGTCACTTTCAGACTTTGAGTAACCCAAACGCTTTGCCGTCTTACGACAACACATACACATGGCAATCACAATCGCAGACGTTGAAGACCTTTCCAGCACGGGGTTCTCACAACTCTCCGATGGGCGGAAGCAGGCGCTCTTAGACGATGCCAAACGAGAGAGTGAAACCATCTATTCGGGTCGTATGAGCCGCACGCCTACGCTTGATGGGGACAGAGACGTGTTTATCAAGAACCTAGCCGCCCACAAATATCAGCTTTCGCAAGGAGGCGAGCCAGAAAGTGAAAATGCTGAAGGAGGTAGTGCGAGTTTTAAGACAATCAACGGTGATGGGTATCTTGATTTGACCAAGTTCGGACAGACGGCTAAACGGCACGTCAGAGACGAAGAGAGTATTTCAATCGTCAGAAGCTATTAGATTACTTCAGGGTAGTAATCCTTCGAGGCGTGTATCTTCATGTGTTCAGAACGGTCCATGACTTCATAGTTTTCAGGGCGGTTATCCCACGGGATATTCGTCCGGTGATGAACAATCATGTTTGAATCGCAGAGTTCTTCAAAGGACATTTTACCGCAGGCATATGCAAGGAATCGGTGGATTAACACCGTGTGTCCATCACCACTTTGAATAGTTGGATACCGATGCTGTATGGACTTGTAGGTTTTAATGGTCCGGTACCCACAGCTGCGCCGGTCTATATCGTGTTGTATGAGCCAATGGCGGACGGTTTGCTCACTACATCCAAGCTTCTCTGCAACTCTTGCAGCGGACAGTTTCTCTCCGTGGTATAGTTCTACAAGCGTCTCTTTATCTTGCCACGGCTTTTCATCAGCATAGGATGCGTCTCCGTGTTTGGGGAGAATGTCGTGTTTATGTAACCACCCGCTCACGGTTTGTAACGTACAACACGCCATGTCTGCCATTTCAGTTATAGACTTCTCTTGCTCAACAAAGTTCTCATACAGCCACTCTTTGTTTTGGTAACGCCGGGACACATCCAATTTCTTGAGCCACTTATCAGCCGTATTATCACCACACCCGAGAAGTTCACCTATCTCGGGTGCAGTGTATCCTTTCTCAAGATACAGATACTCAAGAGTCTCTTTGTCTTGCCACATACTATGAGTCATGTGGCCATTATCTTTGTCAATGCCGTGTTTGTCTAACCAGTTGAGGATCGTACTCTTAGAGCAACCCCACAACTCAGCTAAGTCACGGCTGGATAGACCTTCACCCACATACTTTTCACGGAGCAATGCCTCACTACGCCACGGGGAGTTCTTGCTATTGGTCATGGCATCTCCCTTTCGGGATAGTGCATATACGTAGCAAAGGCACTTAGTACCTACTATCCGTAGTAACAACTATGGAAGCAGAGTATCGATGCAAGAAGGTCTTACTAAGCCTTCCGTATAGAAAAACTAGGAGTTAGTAATGTTAGGAATTGACTCTGAACAAGACTCAAACCTCACGGGAGCGGACATTATCAGAGCCGATGAACAGCGGCGGATGGATGCAGCCACGCTTGGGTTTAGCGTCTCACAAGAGCGGGTGCCGATTGATAGGGGGACGCTTCAACAAAGTGGTTTCCAGCCGGAGAACAGAGGTGGGGATATTGTCTTTGGCTATACGGCACCCTATGCCCAAGCGATGGAAGAAGGAACGGAACCATATTACCCACCCATCCAACCCCTCCTTGAGTGGGCCGATAGGATCGGAGCGGGACCGGGGCTTGCGTACTACGTCGCCCGTCACAAAATCCCGACTGAGGGGATTACAGCACAGCCATACCTTGCGCCAAGCGCGGAGCGGATGGACGACTGGTTAAGTTCCCATAGCCTAGAAGAGTATCTATGAAACAAGAACCTAACGTGAAACCCGAAGAGTTACCAGATAAAGGTGGAGTTAAAATACCTCGTGGGGGAATCGGGCCTAGTAAATTACTGCCGCCAGTCATTGCGGCGTTCTTGATTATTATACAAATATGACTGAGGAGTGGGACGACTTAAGCGAAAAGGAGATTCTAATCGGAGTGCTTACTGAGTTACAACAAATTCGTATGACACTCCAATCAACACAGACGGACACAGAAGCCGACACAGAGGTTTTGTCCTGCCAACGGTGTGAGTGGCAGGGGCCAAAAGAAAAGGCCACAGCACACGCTAGAGACGTACACAAAGCGCCGCCTAGTATAGCGGACAGTATCTTTACGAAACCATGAGCATCTCCACGACAGAAACCGATCCGGTCGAAACGATATATGATTTATTAGAGCAAGCTGCATCTGATGGCAGTTTGTGGACCAACACACCGCCGGATGTGTTCTTCTATTGGGACATTGCGTTTCAGGAAAAAGGCCCCGGCGCGGATATGCCCCCGAGAGTGTATGTGTGGAGTCCAACCAGCACGCAAACCCCGCCGTTTTCAGCAGACGGGGATGAATTTGACACAGAGGCAACCGTAGAAATCCAGTTGTGGAGTCTGGATGAACGGGAGGCAAAGGTCCTACAAAATGATATCACGCAATTCATCAGTCAATACTTTGCGGATAATGCTAATCAAACGGACTTTGTGAACGTCTTTCCGGTAAACAAATCGGATTATAGAGAGCAAAAACCAAGCCGGAAGACGCAAAGTTATGTCATGGCGATTGAAGTCGAATTGAAGGGACTCAAACCGACCGGATAAACGAACCATTTAGTCATAGGAGCGTTTGTCTGTGCCACCGATTGTTTGGCAAACTATCTAAGTGCTATCTCACATAACCTATCTTGAGTGAGAATGAGTGTCCATAACGTTCCGTATCAGACGACCTACTGCATCGGGGTGGAGATTATGACCGACCGACTAGATATGATTCTTGGGTTCCTCTCTGGTGTTATCTCCATGGGCTTAATCGCATTAATCATCGGGGTTGCATTTGTCGAATCCGCACAAATCACCCTGCCTGTGGTTGCGGTTGTGTCCATGGCTCTTGTATCCCTATTACTACTCCGGGGAGTCCAAGTCAAAGAGATATCCGTGGGTGAGTATCTCACTGTGAGGTTTAGCGTGACCAACGGGAACGGAAACGACCAAGAATAGCCAAACGATAAAGAGTGATAAGGGCAAACATAGAGTAGACACATGGCATCCGCGTATTACTTTGATCAGGGGGTTTTGACCCTCACCGAAAGCGGGGACACAACGGAGTTCAATCCAGTCGGACTCCAAGACCTCACGATCACCCCGGCCTTTGAGCATGAAGAATTGTTCACGGCAGATTCAACCTTCCGTGAGGACGTGAAGCGTCACACGCATAGCGTAGACGTTGAAATCGGGTATTCTAAATTCTCGTTGGAGATGGCGCAGACATGGCTTGCCGGTGGCGGCGCAACTGCCACAGCCTCACAGGACACCTCCGATGTGGCAAAGTTCTCCGTGAAAGCCGTGAGTACGTCCACGGATGGGAGCATAGAGCGAACCATTGAAATCACGGATGTGCATTTCCCCGAATACGAGAGCTTGAACGGCTCACAGGGTGAATACGAGGAATATTCACTTACTGGCACGGGCCGAACCGTGGGACAACTTGAAGACACCTCCGGCGCATAAAATAATCACCCTTATGGAAGACACAACCGACTTTTTCGACCCGGAGGAACTGGATGCAATAGAGGATGCGTCTTCAACCCTCTCCGAACGGAAGCAAACCCAACAAGAGTTTTTAGACGCCGTTAGTGAAGAGTCTGAGTCAGAGCTGCTCCAAACGAAGACAGAGCTTGCGACAGGGATCGTTGTCCCGATAGAAGCCAAACTTAACGGGGAAGTGATAGACACCCTTGGGAGCGTACAGGAACGCTTAGAGAACGCTGAAGAAGAAGGCCGCTTATACGACATCTCCGATGCAGTTGATGATGCGTGTCAACTCCTAGCGGATATCATCACCGACCCGAATTATGATAAAGAGGTCTTCCATCAAGTGTATAAAAAGGAAGGCGCGGCAGATATAGCAAAAATGCTCAGACGTGCGTTTGAGTCACTCCAAAAAGAACGAGAGCGATTAAGTGGTGATGCGAAGGGTTTTCGCAATCGGACTTAGGACTGATTGTTGCCCTAGCGTGTGATTTAACAAACGAGTGGCCGGGTGATGTGTGGGCCGAACGGGAACTAATCGAAATCGAATTAGCGGCCTATCTCCAAGCGCGCATCTATGAGGAACTGTGGAGCGAATAGGCCAAACGCTTAGGCCGATGTCGGTATAAAACACACTATGGCAATCGCAGAAGAGTTAATTGTTGCACTCCGATCCGAAGGAGCAACACAAACCAAAGCGGCAGTGGATAAAGTCGGGGAGTCTGTCGACAACACAAAACAGAAAGTCGGAGGGGCAGCCGACAGTTTCGGGGACTTTCAAGCCGAGATATCCGGCGCTATGTCTGCCGTTGTGGCCGGGTTAGCAATCGCAGCCGCCGGGTTGGCTTCACAAGTCCCCGTCTTGGGTGGCGTGCTTGAGGGACTTGCGTCAATCGTGAGTGCGGTTGCCTTCCAGATTGATTCTGTTTTGCGGCCTGTGTTACAACCCGTGATAGACCAACTCTTCAAATGGTCCAACGCAATCTATGAAGCAGATGGGGCATTAGGTACGGTAATCGGAGTGCTTGGCAGTGCGATCATCGTAATCGGTGGGTTGGCCGCCGGAGTACTTGCTGCGGTGAAAGCATGGGGTGCGCTTACGGCTGCCTACGCGGCTGTGAAAGCAGCGGGAGCGGTTATTGTCGGAGCGATTGGCACCGTTGTCGGGGCGATTGGTGCAATCCCCTTAGCCATTGCCGCCGTGGTTGCCGCACTAATTGGATTTGTCTTTGCATATAAGAATAACTGGTTTGGTATTCGTGACATTACCAACAACGTCATAGACGGGATTATTGAGCGGTGGACAGACTTCACCGATTGGCTCCAAGGAGCGATTAACGACTTAGTGGATAGTGCCTATGCCTTCGGTGTGGATATGCTTGAGCGATTTATCAGAGGTGTCAAAGCCAAAATATCCGATCTCCGGAACGTTATCGGCAACATCATTGATAGTATAGAGGCACGGCTTGGCATTGATATCGGGACTACAAGCGGGGGCGTGGGACCACGACAGGGAGCCTCCACGTTTGGCGGGAGTGGTCGCACCAGAACAATTAGCATGGATGGACGCAAACTCACTGAAAACACGGGGAGATACGAGAGGGATAGAACCGCACGGAGAGGGGTTAGATGAACGTCACCCTAAGCCGTGGCTCCACAAGCGTTTCTATCCCCTTGGTTGAAGAGTCCGGGGAGCAACTGATTACAAAGTCGCTTGGAAAACCAAACCTTCGAGTTGAAGAATCCGGGGGGACGGACTTTCCACGAACACAGGACCAATGGAGCGGACTCCAGAACTATAGCATCGTAGGCCGGGTGTTTGATTATGCAGACGCGCACACCCTTGCTGACTTGCTCAGTTCTGCCGATCCGGATACACCGTTGATTCTTGAGCCAAACCTCCCCGAGTTTGATAGTTCAGTTGAGGTAGCTCCATCTGCCGGGAGTGACCAAGCCCTATCAATAACCTTCCCGCCCGGTAGACGGAATAATCTCAACGTCGGGATTGAACTAACCAGAGTGGATACCATCGGGGGCAACACACAATCGATCACAACGCCCACACAGTCCGGCACAGGGCCAATAACAGTAGAGGCCGGGCCAACCACCGTTACCCTCCCAAACACGGCTATAGAGGTGGAGCGAACGCTTGGCAGGCCAAATGATGTAATCCGGCGTAATCAAGGTGTGAACCCGAATTATATCCCGAAGCAGAAACCAATAACGGAAACGCTGAGTCTCTCCTTTCAAGATATCTCTGGGACCACAGGTGTCTTTACACAATTAACAGATGCAATCTTTGAGACGAATCTAGGGAGAAATCCCGTATATCTGAGCTTCAACGGTATCTATGGCTTCGGAGAATTCGCAGTCTTCCCGACTGGAAGCGCACCGTTTCGACACCTCCGGCAAGCGGGAGATACAACTATCTTTGCACCAAGCCTTGAATTCACCAGAGTGTTCGACCCAACAGCTTAGTAGGCAAATGACTTAATGGGAGTCCGATATAGATATTGGTATGGTTGACGACGGCTACCTAATCGGGTATGAAGATGGAAGCGGAAACTTCGTAGAAGTTGGGCGATTCAACAATCAGGCAGAGGATACGAACCAACCGATTGAAATTGTTCATTCGGGGAGTGGGGAAAAAGTTGAGTTAGGTCCGAGTGGATTCAATGTGCCCGGAACGGCTACATTCGGATCGGTCAATACAGGCGTGATAAATAACGAACTGCTCAACTACCCAACCGACTCGGCGACGCTTCAAGCCGAAATAGACGGCTTGACCGGAACAGATAAAGTCATCACGGTCCCGAACTCAGAATCACCAATTGAGGAAAACATAACACTCCCGGGGAGCCACCACACCGTCCGCGCGGAGCCGCTCCAGAGCGGGACGGCAATCGACGGAGGGGTGGGCGGACACGCGGTCACAACGGCCGGCACCGACAGCCATATGGAGAGCATCGCGGTTAACCAGCGCAACGCAACCGGAGAGTACGACGCGCTGAACGTCACGGACGCAGAATTCCGAGCGCAAAACGTGTCTGTTGATGAGGCCCCGCGGTCGGCGTATCGGATCGAAAACGGCGCAGACCAGACGCACATCATTGATCCGGAAATCGCGGGAGGGGGGTCAGAAGCGGTCTACCTCGGTGCAAATTTCTGTCATGTCCGAGGCGTTATCGCAGAACAGCCGCCGGGAGATTTTATCCGCTTGTCGAGTGACGCCAAAGCCAATAATGTGACAGGCATTGCCAACGGAGCGGGGCAAGCTCTCGACATCGCGGGCGGGGCGGGGCGAAACAAGGTCGAGATCGTTGCAAATAATTGTGGGACGGAATCTGACCCAATCGCCCGCATCGGCGGCATTGGCGACAAGGTGGATCTGACCGCATTCCATTTCGACGTATCGACAATCGACAGCACAATCGTCATTGATGGTTTTGATTGTGTGATTGAGTTGACGGCCCGTCAAATGGACGTTCAGATCGACGGCGATCGGAACGTGGTGAGCGGGCGAGCGAACAGTCTGCTGGCGGACAACGGGACCGACAACGACACGAGCGGACTGATTACGGTGTGACGAGTTGAGTAAGAGTCTGATGGCTGTTTCAAAACTAAACAAATGAAATAAACTATGGTAGAATGGACACTCACACGGGACCAATCAGTCGTTGAAGAGAATCTCTACGATATTCAGTATGTAGACTCCGCAAACACGTTTGGAGATTACTTAATCGCCAAGATTGACGATATAAACGGGACGAAGTTTGATGAATATCCACGGGGCACAAGAGTTGATGCGAGTGTTACACCGACAGATTCCACGACTGCTATAGACAAATTCTCTGGCTATGTCGTTGAACGGAGAGAAGTTGACCAAGGTGGAGCCGATGCACTAGAAATTGAAGCCTATACCTTTGATCAATTCCTTCGGAATAATACCGTTTCAACCGACCTCTCCGGACAGACGATTGATACCGCACTTCAAACCATCGTGGAGAATGACACGCCTGTGTCGTTCGATGCTAACAAAATTACGGTCGGGGATAATCAAGAGCTAACCCGCTCATTTAGAGGCGTCAAAGTTGAAGAGGCATTAATTGATTTAGCGTTTAAATCAGAGAGTGAGGATTTCGGGGTGGATGCTAACTTAGACTTCTTCTTCAGGCCAGAAGAAACCGAACACATTGATAGAGGGGTTGATGATACAAACTGGTTTAACTATGATATCCCCGAACGCGGAAAAGAAGCCATTAATGAAGTAGAGGTGTGGTATGACGGGGGTGATGAGTCTGTAATTGTAGATAACGGACAGGATAAGTTAGACCTCCAAGAATCGCTTGGCCTTAATGCGCCGGGAACGCAACGCGCGGAAATTACCAGAGAACGTATTATAGATCTTGGAGATGCAGAGGACGAAGGCAGAAAGTACCTGCAACTCCGTAACAGCACGCTCACCGGAGAAATCACAACCTTTGGTCTATATAATGCCGAACCGGGCGATACTATCAACGTCTCCATCTCCACCCGTGGGATAGATACTGAGTTTCGGATTGCAGAGGTGGATTATCGATGGGCGGATGATCAAACGATTTTAACAATCGTGGAGAAACGCGGGGACAATGATGATGTGTTACTGCGCTTAACCGATGCAGTGGATAGAGTTGAGATGCGTGAGGCAAACAGAGACGCGCCTAAGAATAGAATCACAACCACGGAAGCAATCGGACTCATAGAGACAAGTGCAACGGCTACGGTGCGGTTTGAGCAAGAGGCAACAACTATCGGGAGCGGAGAGACAACGGCTCTCCTATCTGGGGAGAGCATTGAATCAGAGGTGTGGAGAAATGCAGGCACCTTCCAAAATGCAGGGACAGTAATTGAACCCGGAGACGAAACGGGGACAAGGCTCCCGAGTGCGGATCGGTTTGTCAATGAAGGACGGAATTATATCCGAGATGTGTGGAGTGGCAATTCAATTGATCCGATTGATACGCTTGTTATCGGCACGGATAACGCGGGTATTTCCCGATCTAATAGTGACCTTAAGAGTCAAATTGCAAGCGTGAGTGTCTCTACCTCATTGATTGGCGATACAGGCGTGGAATTTACTGCGAGTGGCTTTGACGTTGTTGGCAAGGAAATCGGCTTGAAGACTGCAAGTGGGCGATTGGTCTATAGAGCGGTGTTTGACCAAGAAAGGACGTTTAGTGAAGCGACAATCACACTGACCGTCTCCGATAATTCAATCAGTCGCTCTGTGCTTACCACAGGCGGGCAAACTTCAATCCGGGATGTAATTGCTGATAATAATCCAGACCTCCCCGATGAATATGGCTACGGCACGGGGGATACACTCCCCACAGAGTCCGATACGGACTTAGAAACCCCGGCTGTGTTCCAAGACCTTGATGATGTTTTGTTAGAAGAGTTTGCACTAAGCTCTGACTTTGAGGAATTCATTGAACCCATCCCCGATGATGTGCCGCTTGGGTTCACAGGGGAGGGCGAACTAACGCAACTCCAAACGACACAGTTCGAAGAGGCAGAGGAAAGCCCCGGTGATGGAACGATAGAATCAAGCAACCTACCGGGCGATTACTCAAGCTTTGACGCGGTTGTCTTTGATGGGGTGGGACAGGCTACATTTTTCACATTTACGTTTGATTATCGTGTTCCAGCCGGTGAGGCAGTGGCTGACTTTTACTGTGGGTTTGATGAGTTTGATGGCACAGTCACGATTCGTGTTAATGATGCTGAAGAGAGGACAATCACATTCTCCGGCGCAACATCAGATAATTCTCTAAATAGCACGGGTGTATTAGATTCAGAGTTCCAGCCCAACGAAACTATTTCATTACAATTTGAAATCACGGATTACACAAGTGGCAAATTTATTCTGGATACTGCACAAATATATGACAGACTAACCCGATTTGATAATATCAACACAGAGCGTATCGGCACAGTTGACACGTCCACCTCAAGTAATATCCTCACGGCACCAGATCTCTATCCAGAACTACAGGAGTTTGATGTTCCCGTTGTCAATACCCGCAGATTGTTTCAAGAGGCTAGAATCCGAACAGAGTATGACAATACGGACAACTTCCAGTTTGTGGAGCTTTCAAACGATGGGACAAACTTCACACGGGGAGATAACACAGAGAACCTCACCGTAAGCTTTGGAAGCGCCTCCCGTGAACTATACGCGCGATTTGGCTTGAGTCATTATGAGTCCGTGACTGTCGAATCCCCCCGAAAAGATGCAAGTCAAAAATTAGATTCAATCCAACTCTATGCCGATGTTGATGCAACGGTCACCGAAGATATCGGAGAGACACTAACCAGAGCGATCATCAACGGGGATGATGTGCTAAATGAGACAATCACCGAAGCCGGGCTATTCGGCAATAACACGCTGCTAACTAGACACGTGATTGCACCCTTCACGGTTGAGGATTCTGCAACACAGTTGTTATCCTCTGAAGTGACCCGATTCACGGGCGAAGATAGTTAATAGGGAAATCGCTTAGTCATTCAGGAGCAAAGGACAGGTATGCTCCCCGAGCAACTGAACAACCCGCAGGCACTCACGATTTTAACGTTAGTTATCGCACTGGTGTTACAGTATCAACGCTCCTTGAGTTGGACAGAGTATCAAACCATCCACGCACTCAAGCGGGCGATACTCCCGACAATTGATAAGGTGACTAAACTCTTTGTCGTGAGCCGGAAGGGGGGGAGAGACGATGCGGAATATGTCTCAACCGTCAACAAGTCGGTGCGTGAAACCTATGTGGAGTTAGACACCGATGGGTTCGACCCACATCTAATCAATTCACTCAAGCAACGCCCACATCCAGAGTTTGACGGTCCACAATACAACTCTGCGGCCTTAGTCAAAGTCCACAGAGACGGGACACAGACAGAGATATATTTATTTGATATGGGCGGGGAAACGGATGTGTATGCACACGTGGAACGGGCAGTGACGGATCCGAAGGGACACCTCCTAGATACTAATCAACGAGATGGAGACGTGAAAAATGTGCTACCCAAGTGGGTTAGCTAAGCCGATTGACTAGCATTTCATCGATATCAGAGTAGACCCCGTTTCTGTGGCCTATCTTCACGATTTTGATCATCGGCTTATCCAGCACCCCAACGGCTCGAATCTGTCCGGCACGGATCCGAAACGCATTATCCTGTCCGGCCAAGTGTTTGACTTTTTCGTGTGTGGTTGGACTTCTGGTTTCGCACACGTCCATAATCACATCACTGATCTTATCCCGCTCTTGGTCTGTAAGTTGCTTTAGCTCAGCATCGGCTTGCTCATGCAACACCGGTTTGTATGTCGGTTGCATCATCTAATCCTAGGGCAGTATGGTTAATATTATCACGCCCATGATTGCCCCCATAAGCATGGATAGCAGGGTTAACACAAGCAACCCGTAGGCAGTTGTACTCATAGTGTGAGTTGATTCTTGTCTTCTTTGGCGCGCTCTTCACGGAATGCGAGTGCGTGCTTACAAGGAGAGAACGATGCCATGCTTTGACTTGAGAGGTCGGGGAGGCTCTGGAAGCGGCACGCCGGACAGGAACACAACACGGTTTCAAACGTGTCTGCGGCTATGTCTGCGTCTTCAAACGGCACGGCAGTGGTTTCTATCCGCTTGGCGATG